GCAATAATTAGAACCTTTTGGGTTGTAATAAATGTTGTAACCTGTCTGTTTATTATTGTCGGTAATGGCCGCAATTTAGGACTTTGGTAATGAGATTCTATCTAGGATCATGTGAGATGAAATGGTCTCACAAGGATAAAATGGAACAGCGCTGGATACGTAGAGAACTCGGTGAAGAACTATTTGAAGAAATTCAATCACACACAATTGTAATACTCCGAAGTAACAGTCAATCATTGCCCGGTGACATTTATAAGAGATGTGATGTGTACGTAGATATAGAAGACGATAGACATGCAACATTATTTGCACTAAAGTTTTCAAAAGCAAAAAAGGTAGAACTAGTATGATGTGGGCAGGATATAATATATCACAAGCTGGAGAGAACTTTTGCGTAGAAGGCGACTGGCCAGGTGAAGTTATGGGCAAGAACAAAGACGGTAGCGACAAAGGTTACGCATTGTATAGACCAGGCGATGTGTTTATCGTAAACGAAGGCGGTTGGCTTTGTAAAGTAGAAGATGTTAGTGCAATGGTAATGAAGTATGAAGCACGTAAAAACACCGCAGAAGCCTAAGGCTTGGTCAAATAAGAAGTACGAAGAAGAAATTGAAAAAGAGTTAAAGCCTCTTAAAAAGAAACCTAAATATAAGGATGATTATTTAGATGAGATGTAAACCAGGTGATATTGCTCGTATTATCTATTCAGTACGTCCAGAGAATATTGGTCGCATTGTAAAAGTAGTAGAGTATATTGGTAAGTTCAAAGAAGGCGAGCAGTTCGAAGCATATGGGCTTACTTGTACTTGTCTTGTGCATGATCACTTTTGGTGGATTGAAGGCAATGATATTGAAATCCAATTCGGTCCAAGCCCCAAGGCATACATTGCTGACACATGGCTAGAACCAATTCGACCAGAAGAAGAAAAAGAAAAGTCTAAAGAAGAAAAAGAACTTGACATCCATATGTAATGTGTTATAGTAGTGTTGCAGCAACGTAAAGGAACAATACAATGATGCCATTAGCAATAATCGGATTGTTAGTTGTAGGTGCAGTAATTGGTGCAGGTGCGTATTATCTGCTTAACAATGTCACTATTAGCAAAGGCAAGCGTAAATGAAACGCCCTAATCAAGCAGATTATACAAGTCAATATCAATACGAAAACGACATGGACGAATATCGTCAATATATGGAAAGAAAGAAAATGATGCGAACAGGATTTACTATCGGTGGAGCAGTAGTTGCAGGTCTAATCGGCCTAACTGTGCTTGGAGGTTCTTGGTACACAGTTGACCAAGGTGAACGTGGAGTTATTCTACGTAACGGTGCTATCACTGGTACAGCAGATCCAGGTCTAGGATTTAAGCTACCTATTGTTGACACAGTAGTCGACATTGATATCCGTACACGAGCAAACTTGTATGAAAATGTAATGGCTTACAGCCGAGACCAGCAAACAGCAGGACTTAATGTTAGTGTTAACTATCGTGTACCAGCAGACCAAGTGTTGAATGTATACGAAAACTACGGCAGTGTTGAAAACCTGCGCAGTCGAGTACTTGATCGTAAAGTATTTGATCAAACCAAGAACGTGTTTGGTCAGTTTAATGCTGTAACAGCGATTCAAGAACGTGCTCGTCTTGTAGCAGATGTACAGATGGCAATTCAAAATGCTGTACAAGGTCCAATCATTATTGAATCAGTACAGATTGAAAACATTGACTTCTCAGATGCATATGAAAACTCGATCGAACAGCGTATGCTTGCAGAAGTCGAAGTTCAAAAGATTCAACAAAACGCAGAGCGTGAGAAGGTGCAAGCTGAGATCAAAGTGATCCAAGCACAAGCTGATGCTGATGCTCGAGTTGCACAAGCTACAGCTGAAGCAACAGCAATTACATTGACAGGTAATGCAGAAGCAGAAGCAATCAATGCACGAGGACGAGCACTTCGAGACAATCCTACATTGATCCAACTTGTTAGTGCAGAACGTTGGAATGGTGTATTGCCAACCACAATGGTTCCTGGAGCAGCAGTACCGTTTGTTAACGTAAAGTAAACTAAAAAGATTAGGGCCTTAGGGCCCTTTTCTCTTGACAAACACTTAATACCAGTGTATAAATAGTATTGTAACGTTGAAGCAATTTGACGACTGAACTGGACCCGGGTGCGATTCCCGGCACCTCCACCAAAAGGATACTACTGTGAGTAATACAACTTACTTAAAGTTACAGCGCATACTACTGCCCATAGCAGGCATACTTATGCTTATTGGAACAGTTAGTTTAGTATTTTTTTGATGGGGGTGATCAGGATCGACAGGCAGGATAGAAGAGTGGAGTTACCGGGATGTAAGCGCCGTACCGCGAACAAACTTTATAATTGCAGAAGCAAATATAGCATTAGCAGCCTAAGGGCAGCTACGAGGTAGTTAGACCTTGTTACCAAACATAGCAGGAAAGGCACCTTCGGGTGCTTTTCTTTTGACTTCTTTCTTTGGACACGGGGTATCTTTCTTTGGACAACATTAGTGTATTAGTACTTGCTAACTTACTAAATAGATGTATAATAGTAAACACAATAAGAAGGCGACCCAGTTAGCGATGCAAAAAAGGCTGACACAGGTCGCCTTTTTTTGTGGCTATAATTTCATTACATAGGAGAAACAAAATGAAAACTTTAATCGCATACGCAACAATCGCAATCAGCACAGTACTATTCACATTTGGCCCTGCTCACGCATTTATGGACGACACTAACGGTAATCACAGTGGCGGCGCAAATGCACAGATGAATGGCAATGCAGAAGGCAGAGGTGTTGCTACGTTTAGTATGAACTTCTCAGCAAGTGCAAACACCAAAGGCAACTTTGATGCAGACGGCGAAAGCAACATGCAAAATATGTTTAGCGGTAATGACTACGCTTATCGTCCTTACTACTATCCTGCAGAAAAGTAAAATCAAGAGAGGGCAGCTTAGGCTGCTCTCTTTTTCACTAACCACTTTTGTCTTAGTAGAAACACTGAGAGTATAAGTAAATTGTCAAAACAGACACACTTTTAAAAGGAAACAAAATGAAAAAAATTATGATGGTTGCCGCAGCGGCGATGATTAGTACAGCCGCAACAGCCGGTGACTTTGATAATACAGCAGTTAAGTTGACTGCTCAATCCGAAGCGTTCTCTGTCAGTGTTAAAGCACCTGAGACAGGCGCAACTGAATTTGCCGTAGGCACTACAGTTGGTCCAGTTGATGTGACTGGTACTTGGAGCCGTGATGGTTCAACTGACGACTACGCAATTAAAGTAGGTAAAGAAGTTGAAGTTGCTGGTCCTGTATATGCAGGCGCAAGTGCAGAGTTTACATTTGGTGACAGCTACACAACTGACACTCGTACACTTGTTGCAAGCCCATACGTTGGTGTAGCACATACTATTGGTCAGTTTACACCATATGCTGAAGTTGGCTATTCGTGGAAAAGCACATCTAACGATGTACTAGGTTTTGCACGTAATGATTCATACTTGGAAGTCGGTGCAAGCTATGCAGTAACTCCAGCAATGGCAGTCAAACTAAGCGTGTCAGAAACACGTGATATTGACTTTAAAAATGCTGGCGACAGAAATGCAACAGTAGGCGTTACTGTAGCGTTCTAAACTACGGGGATAGGCTATACGCCGTCCGAACTAAAGAGACTCTTCGGAGTCTCTTTTTTTAATTGGTAAAAGCAATTATTGCTATAGAAAAATACAATAGAAAATTACTGAATAATAGTAGATTTCTATTGTAAATACATGTATAATAACTTATCAGTAGAAACACTGAGTTATTAAGTTTTCACACACACAAGGAGAAATTATGAAAGAAGGTATTTGCGTCCCAGACGTAACATTTAAAACACGAGTTCGCGACGAATCAATTGGCGGAGACAATCCATTCCGTTGGCAAGACGTTACCTCTAAAGATTATTTCGCAGGCAAGCGTGTAGTAGTATTTTCACTACCAGGTGCATTTACTCCAACTTGCTCAACTTATCAAGTTCCAGGATTTGAAAACAACTACAATGCTATTCGCGATATGAAAATTGATGAAGTGTATTGTATCAGCGTTAACGATGCGTTTGTTATGAACAAATGGGGTCGTGACCAATGCGTAGAAAATGTCAAACTTATTCCTGATGGTTCGGGTCGCTTTACTCGCCAAATGGGTATGCTAGTAGACAAAGACAATGTTGGCTTTGGTATGCGTAGCTGGCGTTATGCTATGGTGGTTAACAACGGTGTTGTTGAGAAGTTCTTTGAAGAGCCAGGTCGTTCAGATAACTTTGGTGAAGATCCGTACGGCGAAACATCACCCGAAACAGTAATGGCATATTTAAAAAACAGTTGAACATGATCAATGAAAGAGGCTCTTCGGAGTCTCTTTTTTTATGGCTAAATAACTACACACTTAATGAGGGAACCTATTATGAAAAAGTTTTTATATCTTTTAGCATTGATGCCGTTTGCAGCATTTGCTAATCCAATAGACGATAACTGTCCACAGCACACTATTCACGGTGCACCTATCAGCAGTATTACTGAAAACACACAGTACATCTGTCACGGCAACTATGCTATTCATTATCGTTATGATACTAAGACAGCAGAGTTTGTTGTAGAACATTTGGACAAGACAGACATTACAGGACCTGCAAAACGCAAGAATGATTTCCGTACTGATCCAAAAGTTGATGATAGCAAAGAAGCATCATTAGATGACTACAAAGGACATCCATACGATCGTGGACACCTAGTACCTGCTGCTGACAATCGAACAGACGATGAGCAGATGAGCGAGAGCTTTTACCTAACTAATATGGTTCCTCAGGATCCAGGTAACAATAGAGTTATTTGGCGCATATTAGAACTAGGTGTAAGAAATACAGCAGCCGCTGGCAATGACATTTATGTATCAAGCGGTACAATCTACGAAGATGGTTTTAAAACTATCGGCGACGGAAAAGTGGGCGTTCCAACTAAAGTTTGGAAAGTAATTTACAATCACACAACTGGCGAAACTGTTGCATTTATTTTCCCAAACCAAAAGTACAGTTCGAAAGATATTCCAAAGTTTGTAGTTACAGTTGACGAAGTAGAAGCTGCAACTGGTATCAACTTCTTTCCAAAACTAGACGAAGCTGCTGAAGCTAAGTTTGATAAAACCAAGTGGCCTGAAATATTTAAATAAGGTTGACAGTTCTAAAAACTCCTGCTATAATTGTTATATTGTTTAACAAAGCAGGAGTTTTTTTATGACAATGTCGCTAGTAGGTCCTTACCTAACTACTACATCTTATAAGAAGCCTAAGCAAAAGAAGCGTACAAAGGCACAACAAGAACAGTTTGAACAATCATATCGCGAGTACAACAAAAGTATGAAGCGTATGGGATGTCATGATCAAATGATGAGTCTAGCAGACTACGACTTATATGTGCGTGGGCAGTATAAGCCTAAACTTAAAGGTGTATATGTAGCGCCCGAAACTAAATCCTATCAGCGCGAAACTAAACGATATGAAAGTTTCGGTGACGGTGTAGGTGTTGCTACTAAGAAAGAGTCTCAAAAGTACACTGGCACACTTATCAAAGGCATTGCTACTATGCATAAAAGCAACGCAGTACCAGTTATAGATCAACAACAGGCAATAGAAATTAGTAATATGCGCAGATAACTAAACTGCGTACATAAAATAGAGCTAAATTGCCTTAAATATTTAATGGGATATATAATGAAATTAATCACAGCCGTTACCGCCATCTTAATGTTTAGCGCGGCAGTTGCAAGTACTAACGTTGTCGCTGATACATCGTCAGATGTTCCAGGAGAGTTGTTTACTAAAGCGCAGCGTCCTGAAATTTACTGTTTAGCTAAGAACATCTATTTTGAATCGCGTAACGATAATCTTGCAGGCAAATATGCTGTTGCAGATGTAGTACTTAATCGTGTTAAAGATAGCCGTTATCCAGGAACTATTTGCGAAGTAGTCCGTCAAGGCGAAAAGACTGCAAGCGGCAATATGAAAATCAATCGTTGCCAGTTCAGTTGGTACTGCGATGGTAAAGCAGATACTACCCCAAATACAGAAAAGTGGATCGAGTCACAAGCAATTGCTTATCAATTAGTTGTAAACAATACTATGCGAGGTATTACTGAAGGTGCAACACATTATCATGCAACATATGTTGATCCATACTGGAATAAGCGTATGGATTTAGTTGGACGCATTGGCGCCCATATTTTCTATAGAGCTCCGTAAGTTAAAACAAGGTAATTTATAAAATGTTTTTAGCATTCATAACACTAGCAGTAGCATTGTCGATCAGTGCAGTTGCAATTTATTATTCAGTAGCAGGGCTTGTGGCTATATTTGCAGCCGCGGCAGTTCCTATTATGATTATGGGTGGTACACTTGAAATTGGTAAATTAGTTACAGCACTTTGGCTACATCGACATTGGAAGCAAGCCACTTGGTGGCTAAAAAGTTATCTAAGTGTAGCTGTAATAGTCCTTATGTTTATTACAAGCATGGGCATCTTCGGATTCCTAAGCAAAGCACACATTGAACAAACTAGTGCAAGCACAGAAAGTGTTGCACAAGTAGAACGGTTAACTACAGAAATTGCAAGACAACAAGATGTAGTTAAACGTGCAGAACTAAAGATTAATGCATTGCAGACTCAAGGAACAGGTAGTGATGCTAATGTTCAATCTCAAATTGACAAAGAACAAGAACGTATTGACAAAGCATTTGAACGAGTGCAACCTGCGATCGATGAACAAAATTTAATTATTCAATCACAAGGAAAACTATTCCGAGACGAGCTTGCAAAGATCGATGCTTCTCTAGCACAACTGCAAAGTTATATTGATGCTGGTGAAATTAAAAAAGCACAACAAATGGTTGGTGCAAAAGCTGACGGAGCATTTGGTCCCAACACTGCCGCTAAGTTTAGAGAATGGCAAGATGCTAGACAGCAAGACCGTGCAGCCTTGTTAACTAAAATAGAACAAGCTACTAATAATCCGCAAGCTCGTGCAGCCGCAGAAGAAATCAAGCGCCTACGTCAAACTGCCGAACGTCAAGTAGCCGACTCTAATGCACTTATCAATCGCTTACGAACAAACATTGGCAAGACAGATAAGACTGCTGAAATTGATGCACAAATTGATGAACAGAATGTTCGAATTAAAACTGCTAATGATAGCATAGATACTCTAACAGAAGAAAAGTATGCACTTGAAACTGAGTACCGTAAACTAGAAGCAGAAGTAGGTCCGATCAAATATATCGCTGAATTCATCTACGGAGAACAAGCAGATAAAAGCATGCTTGAAAAAGCTGTTACATGGGTAATTGTAATTATTATCTTTGTGTTCGATCCATTAGCAGTACTGTTGCTAATCGCTAGTCAGTACACATTTGAATATCATCGTAAACAAACAGACGAAGAAGAAATGCCTTCAGACGAATGGGAACTTTACGAACGAGCAAGAGCGCAAGCAATAGTTGACAACCCTGGTTATAATGTTGATGATCCTAAGGAGGAGGCAAATGAAGACCATAGACGAGAAGATAGAGAAGAGACAGAACAAGTTGATGCAAGCCTGCCTAAAGCACAACCCATCGAAGCAGTTGAAGCACAGGCTGAAGCTGATCCAGTTGTGGTTGCAGAAGAAGAAAATCTAACACCAGAACAGATGGCAGAGCCTTACGTAAATGTAGAGCCAGAGCCTCAAAAAAAAAGTATAGAATCGTCGGAAGAGTTAAGACTAACTGAAGAACAATTAGACGAGCTTGATAAGCACCCTTTGTGGAACGATGCTAAACAGCGTTGGAAGGATGATCATCCTGACGAAACTCTCAAAGAATATAAATTAAAATATCTACACGGTATCATAAACAAGTTACCATGGGAAGATTATTTGGCAGAACCAGAAACACATGCGGCAACCGAACAAACGGGGTATATACAGAACCAAGAGCAAAACGAAAACTCAATTTGGAAACGCATAGGTGATAAGTGAACAAAATAAACTTAATAACTCCGCCTGATAGGCTGTACAATAACGACTACAGTTTCCTATTAATCTACCCAAGTACTCTAATAAAAGAACAGTTTAACAATCTAGTATCCAATATCGATCGTGCATTTAATGTTTATTTGTACGAAGTAGGACAGGACGAACATAATCCTGATTGGCTTCTTGGGTTGTCTAAACAGGCAGATTGTGTTATCCTTGACATTGATAATTGCCCTAGTAATATTGCATCGCTAGCTTCATATTTTATTGCCAATTCGAACACTTATTGGTTGACAAATGGGGAGCAGATGTTTTATAATAAAATAAGTCCAAATAGAATATACAACTTAGACAGTATCGTAGGAGGTACCTTTGAAAAAGAACTATAAATCGTCAAACCCAAATAACGACGGACTAACAGTAGAAGTGCGTAATGGAGATGTTAACGCAGCACTACGCAAATTTAAAAAGAAAGTGCAAGAAGCCGGTATCATTCAAGAAGTACGTGATCGACAAGAATATGTTAAGCCTAGTATTAAACGTGCTAAGGCAAAGAAAGCAGGTCGGGCTCGTTGGCTTAAGAATGTACGTAAGCAACAATCAGAGTACGGAATTCCTCCATCAAATAAAAAGAAATAAGAGAACACAATGCGAATTGATCAAGATGTCAAACTAGACTACAAGGATGTACTAATTCGCCCCAAGCGAAGCACACTAAGTAGCCGCAAAGAAGTAAGCCTAGAACGTGGATTTACATTTCGTAACTACGTTCCAGACTTTCCAGACAACATAGAAGACGAACACTATCGTGGCATTCCTATTATGGCTGCTAACATGGATGGTGTTGGCACTATGGAGATGGCAGACAAACTAGCAGAAGGCAATATCTTTACTTGTCTAGTTAAAACATATCCAGTTGAAAACCTAGTTGATTACTTTAATGCAGGTATCAAAGAGCGTACAGATAATGTAGCAATGAGTATCGGCACTAGTGACTCAGACTTTAATAAACTTGTTCAAGTATATGAACAATGTGAAGGCAATCTAAAATACGTGTGCATGGATATTGCAAACGGATATTCAGAGCACTTTGCAGCTCGAGTGCGTGATGTGCGCAAAGCATTACCACATATTGTAATCATTGCTGGTAACGTAGTAACAGGCGAAATGACGGAGGAACTTATACTTGCCGGAGCTGATATTGTTAAAGTTGGTATTGGACCTGGGAGTGTTTGCACTACTCGTATCCAAACTGGTGTTGGATACCCGCAGCTCTCCGCTGTTATCGAGTGCGCTGACGCTGCTCACGGTCTCGGTGGGCATATCATTGCTGATGGCGGCTGTACCTGCCCTGGTGACGTGGCTAAGGCTTTTGCTGCCGGCGCAGACTTTGTAATGCTTGGCGGTATGCTTGCCGGACACGATGAAGGTGGTGGCGAAGTTATTACCAAGTTCTACGAAACAAATGAAGTTGATAACGAAGGTTATCGAGTAAGAGAAATGAAACAGTTTGTACAGTTCTACGGTATGAGTAGTGACGCAGCAAACACAAAACATTTTGGCGGATTGAAAAACTATCGTTCGTCAGAAGGTCGTGAAGTACTTGTTCCTTACAGGGGCGAGGTAGCACGAACAGTACAAGACTTGCTCGGAGGCATCCGTTCAACTTGTACATACGCAGGCGCTATGAAGCTCAAGCAACTTAGCAAATGCACAACCTTTGTTCGTTGTACTCAGCAATTTAATGCTGTTTATGCGAATAATAATAAATAAAATCGGAATGCCAAATGGGTTCCAATTAATCTTGCTTAATTAAGGAGAAATAACATGATTAAACCAATTCGTGATAGAATTCTTATCAAGCCAACACCTGTTGAAACAAAAACAGAGTCAGGCTTATATATTCCAGATACTGCATCAGATACAGCACCCGAAAAAGGGACTGTGCTTTCTGTAGGCAGCGGACGAGTAACACAAGAAGGAAAAATTATTTCTTTTGAAGTTGCTGAAGGGAATATTGTACTTTACCCTAAAGGCGCTGGAGTTAAAACTAAATCCAACGGTGATGATTTGATCATCTTAACTGAAGACCAAATCTTAGCAATTGTAGAATAAGGAGAATATTATGACAGCAAAAGACGTAACATTCGGCAATGATAGCCGAGCAAAATTATTGAAAGGTGTTGACACACTGGCAAACGCAGTGCGTGTAACACTAGGTCCTAAAGGACGTAACGTAGTAATTCAGAAAACTTATGGTGCTCCTGTAATTACTAAAGACGGCGTATCAGTTGCAAAAGAAATTGAACTAGAAGATGCACTTGAAAACATGGGCGCACAGATGGTCAAGCAAGTTGCCAGCCGTACAGCAGATGATGCAGGTGACGGTACTACTACTGCAACTGTACTAGCACAAGCTATTGTCAAAGACGGCATGAAGTTTGTAACTGCTGGCATGAATCCAATGGATCTCAAGCGCGGTATTGACAAAGCTGTAACTGCAATTGTAGGCGAATTGTCTGCACTATCAAAGCCATGTACTACACAAACAGAAATTGCACAAGTTGGTTCTATCTCTGCTAACAGCGATACTACCATCGGTAACTTGATTGCAGAGGCAATGGAGCGTGTTGGCAAGAACGGTGTTATCACTGTTGAAGATGGCAAGAGCTTGCAAGACGAGCTAGAAGTAGTTGAAGGCATGCAGTTTGATCGTGGATTCTTATCGCCTTACTTTGTAACCAATCAAGATCGACAAGTTGTTGAACTAGAAGATCCGTTTGTATTGTTAGTCGATAAAAAAGTATCAGGTATCCGCGATCTGCTTCCAGTGCTAGAAGCAGTAGCAAAAGCTGGCAAGCCGTTGTTAATCATTGCAGAAGATGTAGACGGCGAAGCATTGGCAACGCTAGTTGTTAACCATATGCGTGGACTAATTAAAACTGTAGCAGTTAAAGCACCCGGCTTTGGCGACCGTCGAAAAGAAATGCTTGGCGACATTGCAGTGCTAACTGGAGCAACTGTTATTTCTGAATCAGTTGGTTTGACACTAGAAAAGACCACTGGTGAGCATTTGGGTCAAGCAGCTCGAGTTGAAGTAACTAAAGACAATTGTGTTATTGTTGATGGTGCAGGAGACAAAGATGCTATTGCAGCAAGAGTTAATGCAATTACTACTCAACTTGAAAATACTGAGTCGCAGTATGATACTGAAAAACTACAAGAACGTCTTGCTAAATTAGCAGGCGGTGTAGCAGTTATTCGTGTCGGCGCAGCAACTGAAGTTGAAATGAAAGAGAAGAAAGATCGTATTGACGATGCACTTCATGCAACTCGTGCAGCAGTTGAAGATGGTATTGTTCCCGGCGGTGGTGTAGCACTTATTCGTGCAAAGCAAGCTGTAACTGCTTTGAAAGGTGCTAACTCAGATCAAGATGCAGGTATTAAAATCGTAATGCAGGCAGTCGAAGCACCAGTTAGACAAATTATTTCTAACGCAGGAGATAGTCCGGATGTAGTAGTAAATGGTATCTTGAGCGGCGCTGATAACTACGGCTACAATGCAGCAACAGGCGAGTATGGTGACATGCTTGAACTAGGTATTATCGATCCTACTAAAGTTACTAAGACTGCATTGATTAATGCAGCCAGCGTAGCAAGTTTGATTCTAACTTCCGAGTGTACTATCACTGAAGTTAAAAAAGATGATAACAATACCGTTCCGCCTGGAATGCCAATGATGTAATTTATCATTGATAAATAATTACGGAATGCCGAAAGGGTTCCGTAATTTAATCTTGCTTATTAAAGGAGAAAAAAAATGACAAGACTTACAACTTTAGACTTACCTAACTTTCATAGAGCCACTGTTGGCTTTGATAGAATGTTTAATGAACTTGAAAGACAGTTTGCAAACAGTCCAAATGGAAACGGGTATCCCCCATACAATATTGCACAAATCAACGACGACGAATACATGATTAGTATTGCTGTCGCTGGCTTTGGTATGGATAACCTTGATATTACAAAGGATGGAAAGATCCTGCGTATTGAAGGAACTGCTCCTAAGGGAGACGAAAATGTAAACTACCTACACAAAGGAATCGGCGGACGCAACTTCCGTAGAGAGTTTACACTTGCTGACTATGTGGAAGTCGCTGGCGCAACACTAGAACTAGGTATGCTTAACGTACACCTAAAGCGTGAAGTACCAGAAGCACTGCAACCTAAGAAAATCGCTATTAAAGATTACTCAGGTGCAGTACACGAAGCAATTGAAACAGACAGCAAGTAAGCAGTCTAGGGGGAGGTAATACTCCCCCATTTTATTCTACGGAGAAAACGCATGGCAACAGATACTGATGTAAAAATTGATGAAAAAATTAAAATTACAATCAAAGAACCATCTAACTATAATGTAATATTTTTAAATGACGATTCAACTCCTATGGAATGGGTAGTAGAACTTTTAAAAACGTTATTCAAACATACTACTGCTAGTGCAGAAGCATTAACAATGGATATTCATAATGAAGGTTCTGCAGTTGTAGGAACTTATAAGTATGAAATAGCAGAGCAGAAGGCAGCGGAAGCAACTACTGCAAGTCGCAATCACGGATTTCCACTGCAAGTAAAAATGGAAGAAGCATGAGCAATTTAAAAGAACTTACTTGGGAACATCATAAGAACGCTGAACGTCAAGCATTCGTAAAAGAGATGTTTGCAAAAGAACCACAGATTAGTAAAGAACGATATGCAACATATTTGTTCAATCAACATCCTCAATACAACATGCTAGAAATGCTAGCAATGATGCATGGACTGTTTGACGGCATGCCCGAATTGCGTAGAGCTCCACGTATTCATGAGGACTATCAAGAACTTTGGGATAAGGACAGTTTTGATCAACCTCCATTAATGCCTGTTGTAAAAGAATACATGGATCATTTAATGTCAATCAAAGATGATGCAGACAAATTAATGGCACACGTATATGTAAGACACATGGGAGATCTAAGTGGTGGACAAATGATTGCTAAACGTGTGCCAGGCAGCGGCAAGTTTTATCAATTTGATAAAGATCACGACGAACTTAAAGAATTAGTACGTGCAAGGCTGAGCGATGATATGGCCGACGAAGCTAAAGTGTGTTTTGATTTTGCTACAAAAATGTTTAAAGAGTTGGGCGGCGAATGAGTGTTATATGGCAAAGACTAATTGAGTGTAAAGATGAGATTATACAAATCTTTAATGACAAAGCCGTTGAATTTGAAGAGCCCGGGCTTGCTCACTTTAATAATGATGCTTGGGTCAATCGTGTGTGGCGTAATGATCATGTTAGGCGTGCTCATATCGATGTAGTAGATGCTCGTGACAGCAAAGGCTTATGGATGATGCATGTATGTGTATTTCCAACATTAACTAATCCTGGACCTATTTACGGGTTTGATGTAATTGCTGGCAGGACTAAAATGACAGGTGCGTTTCACGATCTCAGTGCAAGTGCTGACTTAGATAATCCTATGATTGCAGGATACAAGGAAGCTGTCGCAGACTTTATTCCAACTAAGCAACGACAGCTACCTGAATGGGCAACAAACATCTTTACAGACAGGATGCTGGCCGCAGGTAATGTAAGCACAGAAGAAGAAGCAGTTGCTATTATTGAACTAGCATTAGATAACCTTCGTGCATACTTTGATGAAATTGGTGAGTTTACTGGTACAGGCAATATAGATCTAGTTGCCGCAGCACAGAACTATTACTGTCATAATCAGCAACAGAATCCGCACACTCCTCGAACAATGAAGAGTCTAGGTCTTGACGAAGCAGACGTTGATAAGTTCTGTACTGATATGTTGTTTCCTAAGATAAATACTTAAAATAAATTAGGGAATTGCAATGCGTTGGAACGAATTTAAAACGATATTAGCTGAATCAGGTCTAAGTAAGTCCTATCTGCAAAAGCACAGAGGTCAATATCTTGATGCATTAATCAATATGATTGCTACTGGTAAAGATGTTGAACTAGAAGGTGGATCAAAAAACACATACGGTAAAACTGTAAAGTTTGAGCCTTCAGAAGCTGAACGACTTGCACAGATGTTCTACGGAGAAAATTCTCCAATTGAAGATAAAGGTGAAGTAAATGCAGATGAGCAAGGTTTCCTAATACCTGCGCAAGCATTACCGTCGTCAATAAGAATTAAATTAAAAGGCAGAGACGAAACAGTTCCTACGGGTGACATTTTTAAAACACCAGAAATGAAAGGTTCTAAAAAACCGTTTAACTCTGGCGATGTAGGCGAAGCATTCTTAGGAGCAGCATGTACTGCAAAGTTTGAAAAACTGGGCGAAGAAATTACCGAAGCAGATGTTATAAGTATTCTTAAAAGATTATCAGTTAAAGAAGAAGGTAAGAACAAAAGAGGTATATTAAAATCAACTGCAAATAATGATAATATAGAATATGTATTAGTATTAAATCAAACTAGCTTTGGCGCATTGTATCAGTCAGTACAATCAGGAAAACTTCCTCCTGAAATGATAGGTTTAAGTAGATCTGCTGTGCAGTGGGCAAATAAAAGCGCAGCGGTTAAAGAAGCAATAAACCTTGCCGTAAATGACGAAAACAGCAATACCATTATTATAAACTCAGACGGAGTTTCTGATCAAAAGGGAACGAAAGCAGATTTGTTTTTAAATTTTGATAACAAGACAATTAACTTGATCAGTGCTAAAGCAGGTGATGTAAAGCAGTTTGGGCAAGTTCCAGGCAACTCTTATGAAAAAGTACAAACATTTTTTAAGAGTATTTTTGGAGTTGACATCAGCGACAAATATATTGAACAAATGAACGGCAGTGATGCTAATCATAACTACCCTATTTTTAAAGAAGTATACAAAGATGTAGCAGATGATCTTGCTAAGGAACTAGCAGGGAATACAGTAGCAGAAGTTAAATTTATAGAGCGTTTATACAACGGCATTTCGTATCATGCTTCGCTTAACGATCCTAAAGTTAGTATGGTGATATTAAAAGCATCACCAAACGCCCCGGGTTTTAAAGAATTAAACTTTGGACAAGAACTTAAAGATGCAATGGAACAATTTGATCTACAAGTTAAGTATCAAGCAGATCCGCCTAAGATTGGAATTTATGGCAGACCAATAGGCACTGATGCAATTGAAGAAACAAAACTTGCAGGTAATTCGTTGTTAATACAAGTGCGCACAAACTTAAAAGGCGACAGCTCAAAAGGTTATATTCGTAGCCTTATCGAGATGGGCGGATTGTTAAAAGCAATAGCAGCAGTTGAAGATGATATAGCAAATGCTGCTGACACTAAAGCTCCATCTAAACCTGCAGAGCCGGCAGCTACAGAGCCAGCAGCTACAGAGCCAGAACAGCCGGCAAACGATCCCAACGCTAAAATTTAATTAATTTTATACTTTTTCATTTTAGCAATCAACGCAGTGCGGCCTATGTCTAATGACTGGGCCGCTTTTGTTTGATTACCGTTAGCAAATTTAAGTGCGTTAATGATGCGCTCACGCTCTATATTTTCTAACTCTTTAGACAGACTGTACTGTGATTCTTCAGGCATTACTTCGCCACTGGTTTCCCACATTTCATCAAACATTTTATAAAAATATTTCTGTTCTTCTAGCGTATTCATTTTGATTCCATTATATGTGTACTAAACTATCTAAAGATGTTCACTTAAATACAATATGAAGTACTCTAGACACATCTTTACTACATTGCTATTTATTTGCGCTACATCGGTTGCAGCAAGTGAGTTGACACATGACTTTAAAAGTC